TTATTATATCATAAAATTCTATATATGTCAAAACGGCAACGGTTAAACCCGTTGCCGCGTTTTCCTTTATTAAAGATTTTTTAAATCTTCATTAATTAAATACAAAAATTCGGCTTGATAAGGAGTAATTTCGCTAGCTTTCTTACCTTTACCTAAGTAATGCTCTACAGTAGAAGTAATTTTAGCTGCATTGTCAGGACTTTCATCCATAATAGCTTCTACTAAACCTTGAAACTCTTTCATTAATAAATTAAAGTCATATGAAGGAGCTTCTTTTACCTCTTGCTTTTTATCAGTAATAAATTTATTATCATTTTCAGCCGCTTCTTTTTCTATTGCTTCCCTTACTGCATTTACCAAGTTATTGTAACTCATTGGAAACTCAGGCTTAATGTATTTAAATCTACTGCCACACTCTATTGAATCATCTCCACATCTAATAGTAAGAACAGATTGCGGCTGCCCTTTAGTCTGATGAGCATAACCAATAATATCTGCCATACCTGTAATAATAGTTCTTACAGAAGAAGTTAAAGCTGATCGAATGGTTCTATTTCCACTATCATCTAAAACTTCTTTATCATGACCAATAAAGACTACTGCATAGCCAAGCTGCGTTAAACCTCTAAAGACAAGACTAAATTCATTTTTAAAAAATGTCCATCCTTTGCCGAATCCAAGCTATCCTAATGTTGTAATACCATTTTGATCGCAAATATACTTTTGACACATATCACTTGCAATATCAATAGTATCTACAATGATAGAACTAAAAGTATTTTTTACTTCTGGCTTTTTAAGTTCTCGGAAAATCTGCTTCATATCTCCCCAAGATGTAACATCCTGTGCCATTACACCAGGAAGAGCATTGTACCCCTTTTCAAAAGCAAGTAATAATGCTTTTGGCATTTGGGTTGCTAAAGTAGTTTTTCCACTTTTAGGCGCGCCATAGATAAATGTAATATAACCGGAAAGATCTGTACTAACTTTATGGGGCTAAATATTTAAAAGATTAATTGCCATATCTTATACCTCCTAAAAGAGGGGATAAACCCCTCTTATTAAAAGTCAAACCCACCAGCTGGAACTCCAGGATTTGAGTTACTATTTTTATTAGATCTAAAATCCTCAGTTCTCTTCTTAATTTCAGCAAGATAAACCTCACGATTCTGCTGAGCCTTTTTAAGTTCATCAACCGTAAGAACATCTTCTGCGCCAAAATCATACTCAGTTGGTCTTGCCCAGTCAATTACATATTCTTTTACATTCCTAGTTACAGTTCTAACAGATGCGCTACCAAAAGCAGATTCCTCTTCAATATTAAGCTTAATAGTATTACTTACGATCGCTCCTCTAACTTCCGTAAATACTGGCTCTTTGCTAGAAGCATTAAGACCTTCAAAATAACTAAAAGCATCCTCACGTCTGCAAACAAACTCAACAGGAAGAAGATCATTACGGAAATTAAATACTGCTCCGCGGATTCTCAAGAAATCCTTTGCTCCATCTTCTCCTTCTACTCTTGTAACACCAGTAATAACCATATCGCACTTAAAACGATTACGCTGGTCAACAGGAGATAACTCTCTTACCACATTAACAAATCCACCCTCATTTCGCTTTGCAGAAACGAGCTGATTATCTGCGGTATAAAAATCATTCAAAGCAAGAGACGGAGTAAGTCTAAGTTTTAAAGCTTCATCCTTTCCATCAGTAATCCAAGCTTTACCACCTTCAATAATATTCTTTAAAGTCTCAAAAGTAACATTCTTCTTACCACTTGAGGTTGTTTCAACTACATAAGTATAATGAACTGTTACAATATTTAATCCTTCTTCATCAGTTGCAACATCTAAAGTACCAGAAATAAAATCTGTACCATAATTCTTGGACTCTTTGTTCTGTACCTTCTTAATCTCTAAATTATGCTGATATAATCTTCCTTCAATAAATTCCTGATTTGTTACTTTCTTCATCTTATTTTTTATTCCTTTTCTTTTTTCTTTTTGTATTCTTTATTTATTATAATATATTTTTTTTATTTAGTCAAGTCCATATGTAATAAGCTCATTTCCATACGGAAGAGTTTTAATCCAATCACAAAATCTATGCCATTCTGTTAATCTATGAGTTTTTCTTTGCGAATAAATATTCCTTAAAACTTCATAATTTAAAGTTACTGTCCTTGTCTGAAGCCAAGACTCCGGAAGAAGTCTAATTAATTCTTTCCAATAAGTTTTATCTTTAGTCTCATTATATCTCTGTCTTAACTCTTCTAACCAGTTAATATACAACATAAAAGCATATTGAGAAGTTACTATAAAAGTAGGATCATTATTATCTTCAATACAAACATCTACCATATCATCTGTTTCAAAACATTCTTTTGTAATAGGAGTGCTACTAAGTTTGTGCATAGTACTTGTTGAATTAGCAACAGTACCTACTTTATAAGTATCAAATTCTTTCCACCAGTATAGTGGAGCTGTTATATCAACAGAAACCATAATTTGACGGAGAAATTTTCTATCTGACGTTCCAGCTTTAATCATTCGTTGAGCTAAAGCAAGGTCAGATGGTCCAATATAAGCATATTCTCCATAAGTAAAACTCTGATCGTGAGCTAAAATACCTTGGTCTTTTAACCAAGTTGCATATTTACTATTAAGTTTATCATACCGCTCATCTCCAAGGTAAATACCATCTCTACCACAATAAAGATGAGCAATATTCATATAAAGATAATTATAATTTAAATTATCAACACCAAATTCGCTGTCTGATTTTTGCCAACTTTCTAAAGGATTGCGAAGTCCTCTAAAAGCATTTTCAAAATTAAAAGCTCTTGTATTAGTAAATTTCATAATTATTTGTTACCTGCATTCCCATTATAACCATAAGTATCAGCTTGATAGAGTGAAATAAAATATTTTTCTTTTTCGTTTAACTCTTCTTTAGGACATTCACATAATATTTCAAAAGTAAAAGAATCCAATCCATATTGTTGCATAGCTTTATAAAGTTTATTTCCTGCTGGGGTATCTATTCCTAAACCGGCTTTACAATGATCAGACCAGCGTTTATAAATATCTAAACTTTGTCCAATATAAGACTAGTTAGTTTCAATATTAGTTATTTTATAAATACCAGTTTTTGTCTTATCTTGTAAAATAATAGGAAATTTTTCTTTAGCAAGTGGTTGCCAATATGTTTGCCAAATTAACATTGATAAAATACGCGGCTTATGAAGCGATTTTTTAATATTCTAAAGTGAATGAATATCCTATAAATCTGACGTAGTAGGGGCAAGACGATAATTATCTTTATTTTGTTTAATCTCTTTTTCTTTAAGTAATGCTTCATAAGCAGCTTTGCGTGTTTCTTTAATTGTGTTGAGAGCCGCGGCGGCCGCTGTCTATTCCGCTTTTAGACTAGCCATTTTCTGTGCATGAGCGGCTTCCGCGTGTTCATATTGCTTCTAAATATTATCAATATAAGTATTAGCTGCTTGATTAACAGCATTTTTATACTATTCAATTTCTGCTTTTGTTTTCTTTACTTCTTCTTGATAAATATTTTTAGCTTGATGTCTTTTTTCTTCTATTGTACTATTAATATATTTTATCTATTCTTTTTTTTCTTCTATTGTTTTTTTAGAATTAATAATTTCAATATTAATATTATTTAATAATAATTTTTT